TTGTAACGATTTTCTGCAAGTCATCCTTTGTAGCAATCTCTTTCCATTGAGATGGAGCCCATCTAGTGTTATTGTTGTAAGTCCTAAAGAAAAATCTATTTGTTGTTACCCCTGTGAAAAATTGCACGCCTTTCCAACTGTCAAGCCAATAGTTTTGAAATAGTCCCCAATCGTTGCCAGTAGGGTTATCTGCGTACTTTCCACTTCTCCAACCAAACTCAGTTCCTTGCTTGTCCCAAACGTCATCCCACTGAGCACTACCTCTAGATAGTCCTCCGTTATAATCGGTTAATTGATACTGCTGAATAGGCTTGTCATTGGCAAAGATGTCGCCTTTAACGTCAAGGGCTCCACGCTCTCTGATTTTGTTGACACCTACGCCTGAACGGTCATAAGAAAAGACCACACTTTCTGTGGCCACGTTGACCATAAACTCAGTACGAGTGAATTTGTCCTCAAGAATACCGATGACCACCCACGACTGATTGGCTAGATAATTGCCTGCAAGATTAGCCTGTGAATTGACTAGACTTGAAATACTAGACCAAGTGCCAGTCGCTTGACCATTGTCAACCGTGAAAGCATTAGTACCTAGCTTGGCTACTTTGAAAGTCAAGGTCATTGTGTTTCTTTGACGTCCTGCCACTGTGAGAGGTGCTATCTTGGCATTTCTCGTAGCGGTCAAGGTGCTAGAGGTTGAGCCTGTTCTTGCTATGCTAAAGCTGAGTGCTGGAGCAAAATACTCAAGCACTGTGACAGATACCTCTCTAGTGTCTGACCATCTACCACGGCTATCAGATACGCTCGCTCTGATTTTGATTGTGCCGTGATAGTTCATAATACCAAGGCTCCCACCGTTTGAATTAGTGGCTTGATTTTTACCAACTATCTCAGCTCTGTATCCTGTAATGGATGAGCCATAAGCGCCTTTGGCACCGTTGAAAGCCACTTTGATATTAGAGATGACCTGGATGAATGTGTCAGAGTTTGAAATGAGGTTTTGAGCTGCACTATTTAGGTCCGACAGTGTAACACCTGAAAAAGTAGGTTTTACATTCCCTGGTACGCTTGCCGTGAATGTTGTTGACTGCGTTCCTGTCTTAGTTGAGCCTGAGTAGGTATCAACAAAGATTGTGCCTGTTCCACTTGCTGAGTTCGGGATGTCGTTTGCAAAATCCACAGGGATTGTCCATGTAGCGGATGTGTCTACATTGCTTGCGATCGTTCCTGACTTTCCAGCCCACTTATATCGCACAGTGTGCTTAAAGCTCGAATTTTGACGGTTGATGTTGATAGTAACTGAGCTACCAATCACACCAGCACTCACTCTCACAGAGCTTGAGCGTGGGATAGTAGTCAGGCTGACATTTGCTCTTACTGTCATTGTTTTATGCAATCCATTGTTAGGATTGAACGTACAAGACAGAGCAAAGGTCTTAGTCCCATCTGCATTGTGGCTGATTGTGCTTGAACCACTTGCAAGCGTAGCCTCTCCGTCCCAAACCTCCCAGGTTGGATTGCTTGAGTGGACATTACGCCCATCTAGGCTAAGAGAAAGCGTACTGTCGCCTTGCAAGTTGTAGGTATGAAAATAGACTGGTCTACTAACTGTTACACGCCAATTTACAATAGTTGTATTGTTGGCGATGTTTTGAGCGCCTTGCTCAATATATACATTCAAGTACAGACCATTGTTTGAGCTACTAAATTTTGCCATTTTACTCCTCTCTATCCTACATACCTGATGACATTCATATCAGGATTGATGTGATACTGTTCCTCTCGATACCGTCCGATTTGAATGGTCTTAGAGAAAATCCCGTTTTCAATGTGGATGACACCTTGACTGATATACATAACCTCAACCCCTGCAGAATACATTGAAATCCGTCCATTAGGACTAAATAGCATACTCGATGAACCATCATTCTTACCGATGACTAAGCCCTCATTTGATGAGCTCATGTAGCTGTCAATGAAATTCCAGCGGTCAGACAATTCTCCAAGGTCTTTAGCAATATTAGAAACACGCTGACTAGCTGAAATTAAATCTGTTTCAGCCTGTGCTCTTGCCTCCTCGTTCGATTTCACGAAATCCTGATAGGCGCTTATCCAGTTATCAAGCGTATCAGCGCTTGCCTTGGCCTCAAGCTCAGCTTGAATAAGTCCTGCTTTCTCATTTAGCGCATTTAGTTGCTCTTGAGTCAAGCCTTGGTCAGCTTTAGAGTCAATACTTGTCTTGATTTCTTTTAGCTGACTTTCGTCTAAAGCTCCCTTTTCTCCTCGGTCTCCTTTCGGTCCGGGGTCTCCTTTAGGCCCTGGAGCACCAGGGGCACCTCTTGAGCCGTCAAGCGCATTAATAAGTGTTAACTGCTCAGAGGCTACCTCTTTGTTATCAATCCAAGCTGAAACCGTCAAGACCATCTTTTGGTCAATGTCAGAGGCATTGACTATGTATCTAGCGCTTGTAGACTTTATAACACCGCCCACAGTCCAACGCCATCCGCTATTGATGACCTTGTTCCCTCTCATAAGGGTAGGAGTCACAATCGTCTGACCTTGGCCGTTTTTAAAAACTATACCGTTGTCAGTAGACAATTTAATGTCATAAGGTATTGATTGTTCAAACAATCTTTCAAAAGCTTCTTTGATACCATCTGATAATTGATTTTCAAGAGCCTTGAAATTTGAGAATACTGTTTTATTACTTGCCGGATTTGAAAAGCTTATATGTTGCTCTGATACCCTTGCTTGGATAGTTAAAAGAGGGGCAAACCCTGCGTCATGTATCTTGACTGTATCACCAATCTCAACATCAACATATCCATCCACCTCGTAGGTGATAGCTGGGTAACAATGTTTCTTGAGTTCTTTGTATGCTAGCGTTCTTAGTTCTTTTGGATTGTCGGTATCATAGGTAAAATCCTTTCTTGTCCATTGATCTTCAGTTGTACCGTGTGAGAAAGTTGACGGATAGAGCTGCATTGAAAGAGGTGCATAAAGGGACTCGTTTCTTTGGTAAAACTCACAAATACCGTCCTTGTTATATTTTTTCCAATCGTCAAGCCCTCGGATAGTCACCACTTCCTCAGTATCTTCACTAGCTCCATTTTTAACCGTTCTTTTACCAGTCGGACGGATAGTATTAAAAATACCTGTCTTGTCAACTTTGCGACGGATTGATTTGATATTCTTGCCATATTTTAACTGTATATCATTTCTTATACGGCCTACGCCTTGGTGACTATCATCATTTTCATGATAGACGTTGACACTAAATTTCTTAATGGTACTATCAGCGTTTAATTGTGTATCAAACTCAATCTCAGCGTCGAATTTTTTTGCAAGACTGAGTAAGCGAGCAAGTTTTGTGTCTTGCCCTTGCCACTCAATCGTTCTTTTCTTATCTGATACCTCATTGATACCAATAGAAAGGTGAGTATAATACAATAGATCCATAGCCTCACAATATTCTGCAAAACTCATAGCTTTTGTAGCTTTGTAAGGATTGGCTGTTTCATTGATAAGCTCGAGGTTGAGATTTTCACAATAGCATTTAATCGTTTGTTCGTCTTCCTCAACCGTAATAACATTGAATATAAAGCTCTTGCCTTTATACTTAAACGATACCCACGCTCTTTCATTAAGATACTGATACGCCTTGATCAAAGCCGTATCTGATTTAATTGCTTTCTTGAATACTGTAAACTCAAAAGTTGAGGATCCAGTAGGCAAGCTCCTTACCCACGTATCAGCATAATAATTAAGCGTATTCTGTTTGCTATTATCAACAAAAGCAACCTTTTGCAAGTTTGCATCATGAATAGTTAAGAGCATGATTAGAGCCACCTTTCCTCAAATTCGATTGTTACTGTTGGCTTTTTCTTAATAAAGCTAGAAAAGTAAATCTCTAATTGAGAATTGCCGGGCGGTATTACTAGCCATTGTGAACCGTCAACAACTTCACTAGATTTAGCGATACCGTCAATATATACGGTATCATCTTCACTATTGATTACAGCCGTTGAGCCCATAGCGTAACGGTTAGGAACATCCCCAATCATAGGTACAAAGTCTTTTCTAAACATTAGCTCATCGATGTACATATTTGATACCATAGGTTTATCGTGAAAAGCTCCTAAAGTGACATGGATTTTAGCTGACTTTTTCCCTTTAATTTCTGGGATAACAAAGTTGTAGTGTGAGCCGTCATAATATACTTGTACCGTGCTATCATTACGCTTGATCTCAAATTGGCCTCTTTCTTTGCTGAAAGGATTTAAGCGCTTATCATCTGCCCCTTTAAAAACAAGGCGCTTTAAAAAGTTATATCTATCTTTTGTATCTGGCCTTAAAACGTTAAACTCACAATCTAAACCTAGTGAACGTTTAAATGTTTCCACGCCATAAAGAAATTGTCCGGCTGTATCTGATACAGTTATTTTTAAATACCCGTACTGCTTTACTGAGTCTGCAATAAATACTTGCTTACAAAATATATAATCATTTAATGAACCTGTTTCTCCAGCCGAATCTATTGGAATGTCCCACGATAGCCCGGTTGAATAGTGTCCAGTCTGTCCTTGAGTAAATTGCTCTCTTAACTTAACGTGGTTTTTACCCCAAAGATTTAAAATCTCTGGTGTTCCTGTTTCGTTTTCGTTAGCATAATTTGTAATTGACCTATTTTTTGTAGCTCTATTGAAAGCTTCTGAGATTTTGTTATCTCGATAATCAAGTAAGATTTCTGATTTCTTGACAATACCAGTATCAGCCTCCTCACGGTTTCCAAGTTCGAAAGCTGTATTACTATTGACAAGGCCAATATAACCATTTTCAGCATTATGTTTTACCTGGATAATCGGGAAAGCATCAACTGTACCATTATTTTTGAGGTCAAAAATCATTTTATCCGCTGTTGTTTGAGCGTTTGAATCACTATTAAAATTTCTATAAGCTGTACTGTGTGCTACGCCATCTGGCACAATAAATTTAATACTTCCTGTCGAGCGCCTACCATTTGATTCTTGCATCGATATATCATCAACAACCATTGCAAGGTAGTATTTGTCAGGTTCATCTGAGAAAGTTAATTCTTTTGGACTGTCAACATTAAAAATACCCGCAAGTTTTCGCTTGAGGGCATTTCTGTCTTTCGTCCAAATAGAAAAATCTACTTTGATGTATTTTGCATCGATAGTTTGTTGCTGAATATTTACACCTACCTTAGGCGCATGATCAACTGTGATGGAGCGATTGTTCCCGACATCTCTTTGGATATCGTGAATTTCAATAAGCTCTTGTAAGTCTGTTTTATTAAAACGCATTGTAACTACGCTCATTCAATCACTCCTTTCATTCTAAGTAGCATTCTTTCTTGTGATTTCTGTTTTTTAGTGATAATATCCGTTACCATAGAGCTATCTAGATAAGCGTTTGAGTCTTTGTTAAGGATAGCAGTAAGGATTTTTTCTAAACTTGACCTCAGAATCCTCATCTCAGACACAACTTTATCTGTATCTTGCCCATTTTGGACGCTAGTAGTCTGAATTGTGATATTACGTTGCGCTTCTTCCATTTCACGGAGGAACTTCGCATCGCTTGGAATACCGATACCGTTTGCATACTTAGGGATTCCCATGCTACTCATTAAACGCTTAGTCTTATCTGCTCGTAGGACTTTTGAACCTCTAGGAAGTGGTAACAATACATCTCGACCTTCAGGGATGAAACTACGTCCATCTGGGAGCGTGACCATTTCCTTGTAGGTGCTATTCCTTTGGTCATTGACCACTGCAAGTCCGCCTGGATGGTAATTAGTACCGTGAGCGTGTTTACTTACAAAGATATTGGTAAAGAAACTACCAGTTACACTAGCAAGTAAACTTTTAATGCCTGATAGAGTTCCAGAAGCATTATCTTGTGCGTTGATAGTAAC